TCTACCAGATCGATTAGATGCAGAGGAATAAGAACCTCCTCCATATTGTGAGTCTCTATCTTGTCTTGCCATTTTATTCTCCTAATAAAACTTTCTTTTTAATTTTTTCTTCATCATCTGCTAGACCACCAGGACCTGTAAGAATAGTTGATCTTCGTCCTTTTCTAGCACGCATAATTTTTTCCATTTTTTCTCTAGCTTCCTGTTCTCTTTCCTCATCCTCAAAACTTGGCGGTTCTGGCGCTGGTGGCGGAGGTGGGGGTGGTGCAGGTATCTTTGGTTTTAAAAATCCCATTATTTATTCCTTATAAAATTTTATATTCTGATATAGCATTAGGAAATCTTTTATTCAAATTTTTTTGATTTGGCAACTCATCAATTGCAATTGCCATATATCTAAAAGCATCGTTAGCATGGGAACTCCAATCGTGAATTGGCTTGTTGGAGAACATTCTCATCTTCTCATTATACTTTCTATGATAATGTCTAAGCGCATCTATTAATGGTCGGCAGTTTTCAAGATCAATATAAACTCTAGGAAATATCATTTTAGCAGCATGAATACCGTCTTCTAATGGTAATTTTGGTAAAATTTTAAAATTAATACCCAGTTGATAAGCGACCTCGCGCCTGGTTTTACCTAGGCTAAATTCAGTAACTTCAATATCATGCGGTGCATAATGATGCTCATACACATAATCTTTTTGTTTTATGAGATTTACATAATGCGGTAAACCTTCACGATTGTTTTCGTAATAATCAATAATTCTTACTGTGTTACCTAATAATTGATAAAAGATAATAGCGGTTGAGTCTCCTACTCCTATATCCCAAACTGTATTAACTGGAAGTGCAGGGTCATAATCAATTCTAGTTATTCTATTTTTTTCTTCTGCTTGCTTGACCAGATTGCCATATATGGAACCTTCGATGTTGGCAATCCAATCACATTCAAATTCTTGTTTATATTTAGCTTCACCCATTTGAGCTAAGGCAGCATCTAATTCTTCCTGGTCAATAATTTTAGTTTTAGATACTGGAGCTGTAAATGCTAGCCACTTCTCATCTTTCATAGCATGTTGATAAATTTCGTAAAAAAAATTTTGCATGCCAGCAGGAGTACCTATAAAATAACAAAACCCCTTACGATCTGATAATGCAGGTCTTAAAATTTCATTCCAAAGTTTAGGGTCTATTTGCGCTGTCTCGTCTATACACACCCCGTCTAAGAATATACCCCTTATGCTTTCTGCGTTCTCACTCGATAACAATGTTATACGAGAACCATTAGGTAAATCGCATCTTAATTCTGTTTCATTGTATCTTGTGTTAGGTATCTTAGCAGTAAATTGTTTTATATAATCCCATGCAATAGATTTAGCTTGCTTATAAGTTGGAGCCACATATGCGAACCTTGGGTTTGGCAAAGGGTGCATAAGCGCGGCTTTAATTAAATGATTTAAAATACAAACTGTCTTACCAAATCTTCGGTGGCAGTTAAGAACCGCAAATCTATGTTTGTCTAGCAAGTCGTGAAGTTCTTGTTGTTGGGGTCTAGGTGTATATAATTCTATGTGCATTAATGTATTGTTGGTATACAATCAAATAAATTGTTTGCTGTTTCATAACTCATGCCAGACTTAGTTAATAGATAACTTGCAAAAGCTTCTGCAATATCAGAATTTTCAAAACCATGAACATGTATAACTAGACTATTAGTTTCTTTATCTACAAATGCAAGTGTTGTTAAGTTTTTGTCTATTTTAGGTTTTTTGTTTTTCATAGTTCTTTGTCTCTGTGTGTCTGTGTCAACAGGTCGGGATATATATATCTTGCGACCTGCGACCAGTTTAGCGGGTATAGTGGCATTTTTGCAACACAATGTTGCATTTTTACATGCTATAGATTGTGTCTCAGATACAATACCCGCGATAAACTTTTATTTATCTTATCTTTTATTTATTGTTTGTGTCTTGTTTGTGTGTTCTTGTTTTGTTCGTACTCCATAACACACGCGCGAGACCTTGTCTTCTCTACCAAAAAAACCAACAATCAAGCCTTCTTGTTATTAGCAGCAAACTTAGCTGCTGACTCTTTACTTCCAAACCCCCAAGCTTTTAAAGCAAGAGCTAATCTCGTTGGCTCTCCTTTATCATTCTTCATGGGTCCCTTCATCCCCGCAAACCTAGCTGCAAAACTAACGCGTCTAGGATTAGTTCCAGATTTAACTGGAGCTTTCAAATTAGCACCTTCAGTTCTTTTAAAATAATCTCTACCACGTTGAGAGAGACCGCCTTTAGGATTTTTATGTTCTTTTCTCATTATTATCTTTTAGCAGTTTTAGCAGCTCTTTGAAATTGTTTTCTAGTTGGTGCGCCTTTAGTTCCTGGCTTCCTCATTCTTTCACCAGAGCCTGCAGCAATACGTTTTCTTTTTGAATGAATATTTGCATAAAGACCTTTTACTTTAGCCATTTAATTTCTCCTTGTTATATTTTGTAACATTTGTTTATTAATTATTTTAACAATCATAGATTGACATTTTGTCAAAAATAACTAGATTAAGATTATAACTAATAAAGGAGAAAATCAATGACAAAAAACTACTCAAGTGAACGTTTTGTTCCTAAGCAGTTAACTACAAAAATCAAAGAAAATAACTTTGTAGATTTTATCTGGAACAACGACAAAGATAAACCATCATGTATTGCTTTTCCAAAAAAAGGTAAAAATAAGATTTGGTGGTATAGATTTAAAAATGTTGAACAAATGAACAATAAAATAAATGATCTTATATCTTCTTATGAGGAACGTGAGAAAAGAAAACAAGAATACAAGGCAGAAAGACTTAAACCTCACACGTTAAAAGTTGGAGATATTTTGTATACTTCTTGGGGTTATGACCAAACTAATATTGATTTTTATAAAGTTGTTAAATTAGTTGGTAAAACTTCAGTTAAGCTTTGCGAAATGAATAATCAATATTTAGAGTCTGATTGCAGAGCAAGTGATAAAGTAATACCAGGAGACATCAAAGAAAATGCAGAGCCATTTTTAAAAAGAGTTAATGGTAAAGATAATCACATCAATATATCATCTTTTGAATTTGCTAGAAAATGGGATGGTACTCCTAAAAGACAAACTGCAGCAGGTTACGGACACTAACCCTCAATTACCTCGGGAGCCTCTTTAGGCTCCTGGGGTCTTCCCCAACTAATTGTAATTGTATTATCTGATTTAATTTCCTGTTTAACCTTATCTCCAAAAATACCACTAGCTAACTTAGATGCTAACCATCTTGCGTGGTGCGCTAGTTCTCGAGTCTGTTGAAAGTATTTAGGGTCTTGAGGTTTACTTAACATCTCGTGTATTTGGTCAAGGATAGTAAAAGTTCCAATCTCACGTGCTTTCATAATTCTTTTATGAAATTGATCGTCTTCACGCATTTTACGATAAACCACAGAAAGAGAAGGATAGTTTTTATCCTTACAAATTTCAGTTAAAGTTTTACCGTTTTCAAGCTTCTCGATAATATTTTCTATTTTTTCTAATTGCATCTAAAATGTACTCATCTGTTTTGTTTTTATATTGTGGTAAGTTTTTTAAAGATTTCAACTGTCCAGAAATTGAAGTTGGACCAGTAGACATCCCTGCATGATACTTGCAACGGTAATGACCTGTTTTCATCAAATTACCCTTACATCTGCAACGTACCGTAAAATTAGAACTCCTGGTGTAACTTTCACATTGCTTTAGTAGTTTGTTACGACCAGGCATACTAAATATAGTTATTCATTCTTATTTTAAAATTTAAAGTTTAGCAAGCATTAGGCTAATTTTTTAGTTTTTTTTTTAATCTCTCCGTTTAACCTATTCTTAGTATATTCAAAACCATCGGAGCCACGGAATTGATCGAGCAAACCTTCTGATGCGTAAAACTTTAATTTAATACCTTGAAACTCAATATCTTTATTCTGGCTTGGCAGGTAGGTGCTATTCTGAGAATAGTTATTTCTATAATTATAATTACTATATGGTTTAATTACTTTGGTTTTATTAATACTTATAACATTTGATAACTCAGAGTTATAAAATTTGATAACTCTCGAATTACTAAGTAAATTCTCATGTAATGGCAGTTTATATTCTAGTGTAGATTGTTTTCTTTTAGTCTGGATAATATTAAGCTTTTTTAGTCTGGCAATGGAACGGTACACCGTCAGTTTAGACAACCCGACCCTGTCTGCTATCGTCTGAACCCTAGGATAACAAACCTTAGTTTTACGATTATAGAAACTAACCAAACCAAAATAAACCAACTTATCAGATGGGGTTAATCTTTCGCTTTTTAAAATATTTTCATCAGCTACAAAGAAACTCAAAACGGTACCTCCGCTAAAACACAGTCATTGCTGTGCCTCTCCTGCAGTATTTTTAGCATCTTTATAAATTCTGGGGGGTTCATAACCCTCAGCTCACTTTCGACAGGTGTGAGCTTCTTAATGCGAAATTGAGTAACTTCATCGTGAGCTAAACCAGGGGTATAAAAAACCAGGAATGATGGTACTTTACAAGCTCTTGCAATTTTCTCGGTAACTGTGGTAGTTTTATAGGTTTGTCCTTTATCAACCGCGGTCTCAAACATAGCCAGCGGCTCCTGGCACTTTTTACAAATCTCAATAAAATCCAAATCTAATCCTGCCAGACCATCGAACTTTCTATGGTACTCGCTGAAGTGATCTCCGATATTAAAATAATTATATCTCGCCATTTAGAGACCTTTTTCTCTGAGATTGTTAAGCTTTCTGTTAATTTTTTTTGTAAGTTCTTCAATTGCTTTGTCTTTTAAATCAATAATTTTTTTTAACTCAGCAGCTTCTTTTTCTGAAACTAATTGTTTAGCTTCAAGATCATCGGGTCCTTTATCATTTAAACGTTCATTTATATTCATACAAAACTTCAATTTTTCTTATAACAGAATTAGGAATAACATTACGATTACCTACTTCAGTTCCTTCCGTATCGTTTGACCAATCAGAACAAATAATTGTGTTTTTTTTATTCTTTTCAATAATAAAGCCTGCACTATAACAAATCACAACATTATCTTTTTTTGCGGACTCTAAATTTTTCCAATCACTAAAAGCGCAAATATCCTCCCAAGTGATTAGAACAAATTTTTTAAACTTCATAAAAATCTTTTATAGTTACTTTATTTTTTGTAGCTGCCTTAATTTTATCTAGCATTTTAGGTCTAGGTATTCTAGAACCAGTACACCAACGATGAACGGTACTGGATGCAGTTTTACTTTGTAAACCAATCAGATCAGCTAAACCTTTGTAGGTTAGTTTTTTAGAAATTCTAAATTTATTAAGTTGCATATTTTGCTTATAATTCTTTTTGACAAATTGGCAAACAAATTAAATTATATTCACTCAGTAAGCGAATATATTTCATTTATTGTTTACTGATAGTTTTCATTTGGTTATTAGTTTGTTTAATGAATGTTGAAAATAAATTAAAAGAAATTTTAAAGAAATCAAACATAGAAACAGAGCTTCCAGATTGGTCTATATTTTATAAATGGAACCATCATTCACCTTCTCAAATAAATTTAACAGATGATATATTTTGTTTTAAATATTTTTTCTTAACAGAAAAAGAGAGAGCTGATTTTAAACCAAATGCTAAAATGATTGCAGGCGCAACAATAGGTCAAGCAGTAGCACAAATATTTGCAAAGAAAATTTATAATAGAAATAAAAAACAATTTTTTAAAACAGAGGACACTAAATTCGATGACAGCTAAAAAAGAAGAAATATTTAAATTAGCAACTGCAGCTTATGATACTTACAAACCATTAAATGAGTTTGATGAATATGAATATAAAAACAATAAAGAAAATTTATTACAAGTATTAGAACAAACGATTAAAGGTATTGAGGAAATAGGTTTATCAGGCAACATCCTTGCAGAAAAACCAGTTAAACATAAATTTCCTGGATGTAAACTTCCAGTATCGGGTCAAATAGATTTATGTGATGATACAAAATTTATTGAAATTAAAACTAAATGGAGAAAAAGAACAGGTAAATATAAATCAGATGGCTCACCAAGTTTTAGTATTGTTCAATTAAAACCTTTTGATGATTATTATTTACAAACTGCTTTTTATTATTTTGCAACTAAACTTGAACCTTATCTATTAATGGTTAATGAAGATGGATATAAAATTTATACAAAAGAAAATTGTCCTCAACTTCAACCAGATTACTTAAAAAAAATTGCACTTAAAATTAGGCAAACATGTTTACGAAGGGAGCGCCTGGCGGAAAGACATTGTGGCACTCACTTGTGGACCAATGATGTAAATTTAGATTTATCTAATTTTAAATGGGATGAAGAACACAAACCAGTAGCAGAACAATTATGGAACGAAAACCTTTTAATATCTACCAAATAAATTTATTTAAAAGTAAATATAATTTTGGTAATAACAAAATTAGAGCCAACAGAATAATTATTAGTTTATGTTTTCTAATAATTATCTCTCTCCCTTGGTTAGTTAACATTACATCTGGCTCTGATCTGTGGGGTGTTTTTTTTCATTTTCTAACATCCCACAGCACTAACTAATTATGAATAATATAACTCCCAAACAATACTTAGAACAATTAATTAACGATAATCAATGTTATCATTTAGATAATGGCAAAGTTGCTTTGTATCATAAAGATATTGAAAAGATGGCTAACTATTATGGTATTGAAACAGACGTTGATCTTAAAGTAGCTGATGGTAAAATTCGTTTTATTGTTTGCAAAGGTACTGCAACTATTAAACATACTAATAAAAAATATTCAAGCTTAGGAGAAGCGCATCCAGATAATAATGGATTTGCATACTTTGTAGCTGTTGCAGAAAAGCGCGCAATCGATAGAGCTATTTTAAAAGCTCTCCAGTTACATGGAGATGTTTTATCATTTGAAGAATTAGATTTAAAAAAAGTAAAATCAAAAATAAAAACACAACCAACAACTAAACCACAAACTAATGTTACATCTATTAAAGATGAAGTTAGAAAAAATATTTTATCTGCTAAAGATAAAACCAGTTTTGATAAACTGATAGGCAAGTATGCAAACTTCTTAGAAGCTTTATCAAAAGAAAACCCTGGCTATGCAAAAGATTTTTTTGCAGAAATACAGGTGAAACAACAACAATTGGAGGACAATAATGTCATTTAATCCAAAACCAGGATATGTCTGTTCATTTAGAATGGAAAAAAATCCTAGTAAAACAGAAGCAAACCATCCAGATTTAGTTCTAGTTAAACAAATAACTAAAACTGGAAAACAAGCTCCAAAAAATTTTACCATTAAATTAAATGGTCAAGATGTTTGGTGCCAAGCTTCGGGTTATAAACAAGAAGATGGTTCAGTTAAGATTACAATTACTCAAACTGATACCAATAAGAAACAAGGTTTTGCGCCTAAGCCTGCCTATAGTGCAGCTGCAGCGGAAGACTTTATTTAAATATGAAATACGGTTTAACTCAACAACATAGTAAAATCTATCAATGGATTAAATCGTATATTGAAAAACACGGGTATGCGCCATCGTATCAAGAGATCATGGTGGCGCATAATATGAAGACTAGGTCTCACGTTCACAAAATTGTTTTAAATTTAGAAAAAAGAAAATGGATAGCAAGAATACCAGCGACCGCAAGAAGCATAACAATTCTTTAAAATCATTACAGACCCAGGAAGGTGGAACACATTACCAGGGTTTTGTTATTCAACCCGCAGAATTTAATGTAAGAAATAAATTACCTTGGTTAGAAGGAAATATTGTAAAATATACTTGCAGACATAAACAAAAGAATGGTGCGCAGGATATTAAAAAAGCTATACAATGTTTAAAAATCATACTAGAAATAGAATATGGTGAATAAATTTGTAAAAAGATGGGACTATGAATGTACCGTTTCTTTTGAAACCATTTCTAATTCTGTTGAGCAATTAGCTCTGATGCAAACTCCACCAGATAACGCAAGCTGCGTTGTTAAACAAGATGATTTACGATTTATTAAATCAACCGTAAAGGAGGTAAACCAGATTGTCGATATACCAGCAGCTAACAGAGAAGATCATTCAAGCAGAAAAGCAAAGGAAAAATCTTCTCTCAAGGATAAGCAAGGAAAAAAATAAAATGGGGTATTATCCAGTAAATACTCTGGCTCTTGCTAAACAAGCTAACGAAAAGTTAGTGGATATAGTCCAGCTACAGGACCAAAGAAAACAACTAGAATACTAAGTTTTCTTAAATAGTAGCGCACAACTTGTAAAAATTCATTTACTTGCTAAGGGTTCTTTGTACTTTTTTAAAAATATTTCGTAACATTTCTTGATAAACAATCACAGATACCTGTTGACTAAATGTCAATAACTATGCTAGAAGGTAATCAACTAACATGGAGAAAAAAAATATGACAGCAAACTTAAAAATAGACAACATACAAGTCATACATGCTGCGTTCGAAGATGAACCAGTTTACATTGCAAACTATGACCCAAACTACGAACCAACTGATACATATAAAAAATATTTATCAGATGAAAAAGTAGAAGTGGAAGCTGTACTTGAAGATGTTTGGAAAGCTACACAAAATGTTAATGATAGTTGGAGCAACTTTAGTTGTGTTACTGAAGGTAACGATAGAAACTTAGACTACTCTAACAATATAACTGTTGTAGAAGATTTACCAGTTATTAAAGGCAAAACTTACGGACACAGAAGTACAAGTGTTGGTGATTACATGATTGTAAAATTTTTAAATACAGAAATTTATAATTGCTACATTGCAGAAGATGTAGGTTTTTCACTTCAACAAAGTTGTATTGGTGGTCCCATCGAATACTGGAAGTTGGAAGCAGGTAAAATATTTGGTTCAAGAAGACTAAAGAAAAAAGCCTAATGAAAAAACCAACTTTCAAACAATACTTAGTTCTTTACATAATTTTTGTACTAGGTTTTGTTGCAATAGGTTTAGGAATATTACATCAATGGTCAACACAGGGAGGAATATAAAATGATAAAATGTCCAGAATGTAAAAGTGATAATCTAACTTATCACCCAGATGGGATTGATGTTAGATTTACCGATACATTTTCACAATCAGAAAATGGTAACTGGGTTTTTGATAAACCAGTTTTAAAACTTACAGAACTAATTGAGTGTGAGTCTAATCCATTATTTAGTTGTAAAAAATGTACTGCCGAATTTAATCTTAAACAAGCAGCTTAATGTTTATCAGAAAAAACGGAACCAAATACAAAGTATACGATGAGGGTCGCAAGACCCTCGCGTCATTTGATACTAAAGATCAAGCGATCGCCTGGACAACCAAACCAAGCACTATAGATTTTACACAAGCTTTTAATTTATTTAACAAAAATATAGAGAACCAAGTAAACAATGGCATAATTAAGAAACATACTGGACAAAGATACCAAGAAATCGTTTCCTGCCACATAGAACCCCTAATTTTTAACGTTCCAATTAATACATACAAATACTCAGATTTCTTAAATAACTACCTTAAAAAGCTTTCTATGGCGGTTTCTCGCACCACTATGCAGCCTTTGTCTGCCAAAACTTACAAAGATATTATTGCTGTCTTTAGAATGATTATAAAGTACATCAGAGACTTAGATTATGACATTGGGGATTGTGTTAAGATATTAGATTATAGAACTAAGGTGCCTACCAGTAAAAAAAATAAAATTAAAAATGAATTTTATACAACAGTTCAAGATGCTCAATTACTAATTCAATCTGAGTCTAATTTAAAATATAAAACTTTATATTCTTTAGCATTAGTTTCTGGAGCCAGAACCAATGAGCTGTTGGCTGCCTGTTATGATGATTTCAAAAATAATACTTGGACCATACAGAATACTTTAGACAATGATAATGTCTTTGAACCAGGGTCTGTTAAAACTATAGCAGGATTTAGAACTGTAGATATTACCATGGAAGTAATCACATTAATTAAAAGTTTAAAATTACTTAACCTATCTAACAATAGGTTGTTCAATATTTCTAAAAGCCAGGTCAAGTATCATACTCAAAAGCTCGCAAAGTCTCTTGGGATTGCTTGGCAAGGTGGACTAAGTCCATTTAGAAAACTTTCTTCCAGTTTAGTTTTCGATAGCAATATCTTATCTGAAAAAGAATTTAGAGATCGATATGGTTGGGAAGACTTAAAAACTTTTAGGAAGTATTACCAAAGACAAACAAGAAATAATATTAGAGTCGATGGTATATTTAATAAACTAATAAAATAAGGAGCCAAAATGTCTAGTAAACATCTAGCATACGATAGTGAAGCTTGTACTAAATATATTCAAGCTACGTCCTATAATCTAAAAAAATTTAGATTAGAAAGAAAAATGACACAGATGCGATTAGCAGATAAGCTAACTAAATTTCTAGGTCAAAGATACTCATATCAACAAATTCAAAAGTATGAGTCTTTAGATAGAAAAAAAAATAACAAGATACCTTTTTTAGTAGGTTATGCTTTTTCTAAAATCTTAAATAAACCATTAGAAAGTTTTTTCTTAACCAAGGAAGAACAAGATAATGCAATTATATTTGCAGGTAATTTAAAACCTAAACAAGATATTGTAAATGGTTAAAAAAAAAGAACTTGAATTGTATGTTGGCAATTGTCTTTACTGCAATAAAGGTTTGTATTCTAACATGGGTGGGTGGATAGCTAGTCCAAAGTTTGAGCCTACCCGTGTTATTCGATATTTCTGTCATAATGGTAAGGATGGCAGTTGCTTTGATAAGTATTGTAATTTTGTTCACGATTTAAAACTTAATGCTGAGATGGCGCATATCTCTACTTTAGAAACGGATTGGCAAAACAAACCACCTTATAAACAAATGATTGAAAAGTTTTTAAAAGATGGAAAAAAATAATTACTCTGCAGGACTATTATTATTACCATTGATATAATTATAAACTCTACCGATTGCTTTATCTAATCCATAAAGCTCACCTTTAATAAAGTTAGTATCTTCTTTCAAATCTACAATAGAAACTAGGACCCAAGTACATAAACCAAACAATGCGCTGCCAATAAAACCCACTATCCATTTAAGATCAATTTTCATTCTGCAATCTTTCCTTTATTGGGACCCTTTTTAATAACATATTTTTGAGTACCATTAGCTCCATAGTTAACTTCTTTTTTAAGAGACTTAAATAATTTCATCTCTTTAGATTTTTTTTCAGAATTTTTTTTATAACTTTCAAGAAACTTGGTATCTCTCATAGCAGCTCCTAGTGTCTACAAGTATCACAAACACATAAATCTTTATCATACCAATGTGAATGTAAGCCATCTTTACAATGACATTTGCAATGACAAATCTTGCAACGGTTTCTTTTTTTTCTTTTAGGTTTAGGTATCAATATCTTATCTACTTGCATCATCATTTTATCGACTGAACTAAATAACCAATAAAAAAATTTGTCTATCATTTGCCTTGTCCTTTATATTTTTTCCATGAACGTTTTTTTGATTTATTCATACTAGACTTTTTAGGTCTTCTACCAATACTGGTAGTTTTTGGTATACGTTCATGTGGTTGCTTACTTATATCGAATTTTATTTTTGCCATAGCTTTTTTTTGTTTTAATTGTTTTTTTAACTTTAGGTTTCTTTTTACTATATTGACTAACAAAACTCATAGGTGCGTATTTAGACATATTATTTCTTTTTAATTAAATCAGTTGCTTTTATTCCATAGATTGCAGCCACTATAGAAATCCATAATGAAACTATCCACCAAGGCATCTCCTGGAGTTTTTGAAAATATAAATCTATCTTTGCCTGGATGTCTTCATCTTCAGCAAATACTGAATAAGCTAGAAGAAACAGGGGACTTGAAACGGTTAAAAGTACAAACTCATCTTTCCAGTCTCCCTTCTGATGCTCAAATACTTTTCCCGAAAATTCAATATCCCCACGTCTCATCTTCTCTGCATGAAGTAGTCTAGCTTCTGATAAAGCTTCTTTTGTTTTTTGTTTATCAGAATAAAGTTTAGCTCCAGTTTTTAGAGCCATCCCTATTAAATTCCATGGCATCATAGATCACAATTCCTCATTATGTTGGCTAGCTCCTGGCAACGATTGGGAGTCTGCATGTGCCACTTTGAGTCTAGCATTTGTTCAGCTGCTTCTGAATAGTCTGGTATTTCTAAAGCAGCAAACATATTTTTAAATTTAGATACCCCAGCTTCTCCAAGTTGGAATACCATAGATGTAATAACATCAATTGCATCTTCTGCAATATCTAGATGATTAGTTAATCGGAGCGCAGCTCGTCTTGCTTTACCAAAATCATCTTCAAATACTTCTTCTAATAACTCTTTACTATAAATATGATTATCTTTAAAGTTATCTTGTTCAGTTACCTTATGACCATAACCAATAGTTTTAAAACCTTCTGAGCATAAATAGATTTGGTCGCGAAAACCTTCATGTTCTTTTATAATTTCTTTAATCTTCATATATTATTTTTACACCTAATTTTCTTTGAAGGCTAGTCAAAGGTCTAGTAATTTTACCACCAGGATTACGTCTTACTTTTTGACCTAAACGATTAGTAAATTTAATGCCTTTTTTTCTACGGTTCAAAGCTTTCACATCATAGCTTTGATATTCGCCAGTTTTTTTATTGATAGTAACTAGATCAATAGGACCCAAGCCACCAAGAGGAATAAAAACAATTAAATCTGGATTGTTGGCAAACTTTGTTTGTGCCTTTAGCTCACAAACTAAACCCTTAATATTCTTAGCTGCCATAAGAATAACCCCATTAGTTAATTACCCCACTTAAAGAAACCTATAATAGCTGCTATTAAGCCTGCTAAAAAGATTAATACATTTACAGCGCCTTTTCCCTTGTTTACATCTTGTCTTAAATCTTTAATATCTTGTCTCATTTCATCGATAGCTTTGAATAAAGTTTTCATTCTTTCTGCGCAAACTTTTTCATGAGAGGATAGTCGGAACCCAACTTGCTCGGAAGGTGTAATAGATTTCTTTTTTCTAGGCATAAGAGTTCCTTTATTTTCTTTTAAGATTTTTAAAAAATTTATCTTTAAACTTTTTTATTTCTTTTTTTAAATTTGCCAATGATTTTTTTAAATCACCTAATTCATCCCAATCTTTCATAAAATTATCAAACATCATCCGCCTCTATTTCATTACAAAAATAACTAATATATAGTTTTTGATCGTTAATTTCTTTTTCTTTTAATTCAGCAAAACGAATAGTTAATTCGGAGCCAGCTACTACACATTGGGTCCAAGTGTTATATGGTGGATTAACTGTAACAGTATTATTGCAAAAACCTGTGATCGCAGAACACATAGTAAATGCTAATACAAATTTCATTATGATGGTTTATTCGGAAATGCTACAGCATTAA